TGACTGAAAATAATCATGGACGATCTAGTAGTGATACTGTAAGGTTTAGAAACGTACAAGGTAGTCCTGGAGGTGTAGCATTTTCTGTATATGAAAACTCTTCAGGATTTAGTATAACAGTTACAACAGCAAATAAATATACTTTTAGTTTAGGAACAACTGCAAGTATAACAGAAGACGGAGGAGGACCAACTGTGTCTGCAGGACCAGTTACAATAACACCATGATAAATAAAATTTTAAATTGGATTAAAAATATATTTAAACCTGAAAAACAAGACCCACATATTATTTTATATGAAGAAGTAAAAAAACCTAAACCACAACATTGTTCAGGACATTTAAGATTTAGAAAATCTTGCCCTCGTTGTCAGGAGATAGTAGCGTAATGGCTGGATTAAGTGCATCAGGATTAAAAACACAAATAAGAAGTTATACTGAAACAGATTCTAATGTATTAACTGATGCTGTTTTAGAAAATATTATTTTAAATGCACAATATAGAATTTTTAGAGATGTGCCTATTGATGCAGATAGAAAACAACAATTAGGTAATTTGGTTGCAGGGCAAGAGTCAATTAATGCTCCAGCAGGAGCTTTATTTATTAGAGGTATTCAAGTTTATGATACAGCAGGATCTGAAACTACAGGAGCTAATAGATGGTTAGAGAAAAAAGATTATACATACTTACAAGAATATCAAGATGTAACAGGAACATCATCAGCCCAAGGTCAACCTAAATATTATGCTATGTTTGGTGGAGGCACAGGGGAATCTGATACAACATCAGGACGTATAGCTTTTGCTCCAGTTCCTAACACAACATATAGATTTAGAGTGCATTTTAATAAAATGCCTGATCTTTTAGAAAATAATGATACTAATTATATTAGTATGAACTTTTCAAATGGGCTCTTATATTGTTGTCTGTCAGAGGCTTATGGATATTTAAAAGGTCCAATGGATATGTTGACATTGTACGAAAATAAATATAAAACTGAAGTACAGAAGTTTGCTAGTGAGCAAATTGGTAGAAGACGAAGAGATGACTATACAGATGGCGCTATTCGTATTCCAATAAACTCACCAAACCCGTAGGAGAAAAATTATGGCAATTACATCGGCAATATGTTCAAGTTTTAAACAAGAACTTTTACAAGGTAAACACAGTTTTGAATCATCTGGTGGACATACTTTTAAATTAGCTTTATTTACTAGCTCTGCATCTTTAGGTGCGGCTACGACAGACTACTCAACTTCAAACGAAATTACAAATACATCAGGAACTGCATATACTGCAGGTGGTGCAACTTTAACTAACACTGGAGTTGGTTTAACAGGCACAACTGCATTTACAGATTTTGGTGATGTAACATATACCTCAGCTTCTTTCACTGCAAATGGAGCAATGATTTATAATACTACAACAAACGGTGGTTCAGGAACAACTGATGCTGTAGCGATCATAGCTTTTGGTGGTGATAAAACAGCAAGTAATGGAACTTTTAAAATTGAGTTTCCTACAAACGACGCGACAGCCGCAATAATCAGATTAGCATAGGAGGTCGACCATGTCGACAACTTCAGGATGGGGCAGGTTCACCTGGGGCCAAGCTAATTGGAATGCAGACACAACTTTAAAAACAGGTTGGGGTGCTCAACAATGGAGTGGTGATGGTGGTTGGGGAGATCTTTCTGATCAAACCGTTTCTGTTTCTTTAACAGGTATACAAATTACATCTAGCATTGGTTCAGTTGATGTACCAGATCAAGTAATAACACCTACAAGTTTTGAAATTACATCTTCACAAGGTGAAGCTTTTGTTCCTGTAAGTATAGATACATCTTTATCAGCTACATTCTCAGTTGGTTCATTGTCCGTGGTCGACATGCAAGTAGGACTGACTGGTCAAGAAGCAACGTTTGCTACTTCGAATGTAACAGTTAATGACATGACCGTTGGATTAACTGGTCTAGACATGACTTTAAGTCAAGGGACTGCAAAAGCACCAAATGAAACCGCTATTCTTTCTGGTGTATCAGCAACATTTAGCATAGGAACTGCTCAAGGTATTTCATCTCAAGAAGCACAATTAACAGGCATAGAATTTACTGCTAGTCTTGGAACTGTAGTAATACCAAATGATACAGTTCAACCATCAGGATTAGAAGCTACATTTAGTCAAGGAACAATTATTGGATTAGGTAGTGCTGTTGCTCAACCCACAGCCCTAACCATGACGACCAGTGTGGGATCATTAACAGTAGAAGAAGGTTTGGGATTAACTGGTCAATCATTTAGTGCTAGTGTTGGATCAATCTCACTAACGGATATGCAAGTAGGATTGACAGGACAGTCTGCATCGTTTAATATTGGCGCTGTAGATATATTTGCTTATGGAGATGTTGACCCTGGTTCAAATATATCATATAGTAATGTTTCAACGGGTTCGAATGACTCTTATTCGGATGTTGCAACTGGATCAAATACAAGTTATAGTGACGCTGCATAGGAGATAAAATTTATGGCATCTACATATACGCCTCTTGGTATAGAACTTCAAGCAACTGGTGAAAACGCTGGTACGTGGGGTACAAAAACTAATACTAATTTACAAATTATTGAACAAGTAGCAGGTGGTTTTACACAACAAGCAGTATCCGACTCAGGTGATACAACATTATCTGTTTCAGATGGTTCAACAGGTGCAACTCTTTCACATAGAGTTATAGAATTTACAGGATCACTAACTGGAGCTAGAAACGTAACAATTCCTCTTGACGTACAAAATTTTTACATTTTAAAAAATGCAACATCAGGTTCTCAAGTTGTAACATTTAAATATGCTACAGGTACAGGAACTTCAGCTGCAGTACCAAACGGTAAAACTGTAATTGCATATGCAAAAGCAGATGATGGTACAAATCCAAACATTACTATGCAAGAGTTTGGAGGAGATGTTGTTGATGACACATCACCACAATTAGGTGGTAACTTAGATACAAACTCTTTCATGATCGACTTTGATGACGCTCATGGTATTAGAGATGAAAATGGAGCAGAACAATTAATTTTTGAAACAACTAGTTCTGCTGTAAACCACATAGACATTACAAATGCTGCAACAGGTGCTGGTGCACAAATTGGTGCAGTTGGAGATGATACAAATATTAGTTTAAGATTAAGACCAAAAGCTACTGGTAATATAGAAGTTATGGGTGCTACAAACCCAGGAACTGTGCAACTTAATTGTGAAAGTAACAGCCATGGAATTCAACTACAATCACCTCCGCATAGCGCTGGACAAAGCTACACAATCAAGTTTCCTACATCAAATATAACAGCAGGCACGTTTTTAAAGGTAGATAGTATCACAGGGTCAGGAGCAACAGCAGTTGGTCAATTAACCTTTGATTCTTCACCAGCAACAACAGGAAAAGCTATTGCAATGGCGATTGTTTTCGGTTAAAAGGAGTAAATTATGGCAAACCCAAATATAGTATCAGTAACTAGTATCAAAGGTGAATCGGTAGGATTTGCTTTATCTGCTACTACAACTACAACTTTAATGACTGTATCATCTGACAAAGTTGTAAAAGTAAATAGAATTACATGTGCAAACGTTGACGGAACGAATGCAGCAGACTTAACTTTATCCGTTACAAAATCAAACTTTACTCCAGATGGTGTTGCAAACTTTGACACGTCTGGAACTTTTCACTTAGCAAAAACAGTATCAGTGCCAGCTGACGCAACGTTAGTTATACTTGATACTCCAATTTATTTAATGGAAGGTGATGTTCTAAAAGGTGGAGCAGGTGCTGCATCGGATTTAGAACTCTTCATATCGTATGAATCGATAGACGACGCGTAGGAGGTACTATAGGCTATGGCAAATGGCGGAATAATAGGACCAACAAACGTAACGTCTCGTGGTAAAAATACACAAACAGCAAAGACATCATCAGGAACAGTTACAACTCAACCAGGAACAAGACTAGTTGACACTTTAGTTGTCGCTGGCGGCGGTGGCGGAGGAGCTGGAGATGGTGGAGGTTCTGGTGCTGGTGGTGGAGGTGGAGCAGGTGGATTAAGAACATCTTCTAGTGTTTCAGTTTGTGGAAATTCTGATTTAACAGTTGTTGTAGGAGGAGGTGGAGCAGGTGGAAGACCTGCACCAGCTGGACGAAGAATTGGGGTTAGTGGAAGTAATTCTTCTTTTCAACCTTGTACAACTATAGAACTTACATCAAATGGCGGAGGAGGTGGAGCTAATGGTGCACCAGTACCTGCTGGTGTCGGTACAGGAGCTGATGGTGGATCTGGTGGCGGTGGAAGAACAGGAGGCTCAGGAAATACACCTCCTGTAAATCCTCCTCAAGGTAATTCAGGAGGCTCTGCTGCTGGTCATCCTAATCCTACACACTCAGGTGGAGGAGGTGCTGGTGCAGCTGGTGGAGATGCAAATAATGACAATGCAGGACCAGGTGGAGCAGGTTCAGATCAAAGTGCAACTTTTGGAACAAGTGTGGGTGTTTGTGGAGTTTTTGCTGGCGGTGGTGGTGGCGGAAATAATACGGGATCAGGTGGATGTGGTGGATCAGGTGGTGGAGGCCAAGGTGGTCAATGTGCGACTTCAACAGGAACAGCAGGTACAGCTAACACTGGTGGCGGTGGTGGCGGTGGATCATATAATATGCCTGCAACAACTGCAGCATCAGGTGGTTCAGGAGTAGTTATAGTAAAAGAATTAGATAAAGCATCAGGAGTTTGGTCAATGTCCGATCAATTTGATGCATTAGATGAAGGCACATGGCCTAAGAGAACAGCATCAATAGATTACCTGGTAGTTGCTGGTGGTGGAGGCGGTGGTTACTTTGGTGGTGGAGGTGGTGCAGGAGGTTATCGTGCATCAGGTTATGGACCAAGTCCTCTTCAAGGTTGTGCACAAGAATTAAGTTTAGGAAGTTATACAGTTACAGTCGGAGGTGGTGGTGCTGGAAGCACACAACCTCAAGTTAATGGAACTTCAGGAGGAGTTTCAACATTAGGATGTATTACATCAGATGGTGGTGGAGGTGCAGGTTCTAATGCTGGAGCAGGTCCTGTTGGTAATAATACTGGTTCAGCTGGAGGGTCTGGTGGTGGAGGAGCTTCTAGATGTGGTGGAGCCCCAGGTGGAGCAGGTAATACACCTCCTACAGATCCGCCTCAAGGTAATGCTGGAGGTGATTCTATTAATGATGCAGGTGGTGCTGGAGGTGGAGCTACAGCTGCTGGACAAGCAGGTCAACCAGGAGCAGGTGGAGCTGGAGGTGCAGGTGCACCTAACGCAATTTTAGGATCAGCTACAACATACGCAGGTGGTGGCGGTGGTGGTGGTAGAGCTGATAATGGAAAAAATGGTGGAGCTGGAGGAGCTGGAGGTGGTGGAGCTGGATCTCCAAACGGATCTGGTGCCGCAGGAACTGCAAACACTGGAGGTGGTGGAGGTGGTGGATCTGGATGTAATCCTTATTGTGGTGGAGCAGGTGGTTCAGGTATTGTAGTTGCGAGAGCGCCAGGAACTTCAGGAACTGTTTTTTCAGCTAGCCCAGGATGTGTAAGTTCAATAACAGGGGGAACTGATGGTTCACAAATTGCAAAATTTACAGGTTCAGGAACTTTAACTATACAAGATTCAGGATCTGCTACTAGTGTAGACTATTTAATTCTAGCTGGTGGTGGAGGGGGTGCTTATCAAAGAGGTGGTGGAGGTGGAGCAGGAGGTTTGCTTACATCTTATTGTACACCATCTGTATCTTCTGCACTTTTATTACCAGGAACTTTTCCAGTGACTGTTGGAGCAGGTGGAACTGCAGGAAATCAGCCAGCACCATCAGTTAATACAAATGGTAATGATAGTGTATTTTTTGGAATTACAGCAATTGGAGGTGGAGCTGGTGCTAATCCAGCCATTTCTCCTTATTTTAATGGTCAACCAGGAGGTTCTGGAGGTGGTGGTGTAGGTTCTGGTAGTAACCCAAGTAATGCAGGAGGGAGTGGTACACCTGGTCAAGGTAATGATGGTGGAGATGGTTCACCTGGAGCACCTTATGGAGCTGGTGGTGGAGGTGGAGCAGGAGCCGCTGGAGCAGATGGTTCTAATGGTGTTGCAGGAAATGGTGGAAATGGTTTAGCAAATTCTATCACAGGATCACCTGTTGTAAGAGCTGGTGGTGGTGGCGGTGGAACTTTTGAAAATGGAACTCACTCTGCTGGATCTGGTGGTACAGGTGGTGGTGGAGACGCTGGAGATTCTTCATGTGCTGCGACAGCTGGAGGAACTAATCTTGGTGGTGGTGGAGGTGGTGGTGCATTTACTAATACTACTCCTAGTGCTGCTACAGATCAAGGAGCAGCGGGAGGTTCTGGAGTTGTTATAGTTCGTGTACCAGGATCTACAAGTATATCAGTAGCACCAGGAACTAATAGTATTGCAAGTTGTGTAGGACCAGCAAACGATAAAGTAGCAACATTTACAGTAACTGGAACGTTGACAATTAGTTAAGATTAAAATATAAAATATAAATTTAAGGAGTATAAATATGGCACATTTTGCAGAATTAAAAGCAATGACAGATCCTACTGGATTTACGTCAGATTCACATCAAGTAGTACAAAGAGTTGTAGTTGTAGGAAACGATTGCGTTCCTTCAGACATGCATGTTGATGGAGAAACATGGTGTATAAATTTTTTCAAAGGTGGAATTTGGAAACAAACTTCTTACAATAATAATTTTAGAAAACAATATGCAGGTATCGGAATGATTTATGATCCTGTAAAAGATAAATTTTTAACACAACAACCTTACGCATCATGGTCACTAGATGATAATGACGATTGGCAAGCACCAATTGACAGACCTTCAATTACAGATGATGGTCAAGCAACACCAGAATGGTTCTATATAATTTCGTGGAACGATACAAAATATCAAGCGGACAACACAAAAGGTTGGGAAGCAACTAAATCAAACGACGAATCGGAAACACCAACAGTTTACGACTGGAATGGCACAGCTTGGGTGTCCGAATAGGAGGACACTAAATGCCTAGAGGCGGCGGTACATCAAACGGTGGAGTAATTGGAAAGACGAATAAAACTTCGTTTGGAAAAGATACAATTACATCTAAAACTTCCACAGGCTGTATTTCACTTCAACCAGGAACTAGAGTTGTTAAAGCAGCTATTATTTCTGGTGGTGGGGGTGGTGGTTACGATAGAGCAGGAGGTGGTGGTGCTGGTGGTTTACTAAATAAAGAATTTAATGCAGAGGGAACTGTTCCAGTTGTTATCGGAGGGGGTGGTGCTGCTGGTGGTCCAGGTAGCGCAGGAACTAATGGAGCTGTTTCAACTTTTAATGGTACAAGTTCTGTTGGTGGTGGTGGCGGAGCAAGATCAGGTACAGCAGGATCACCTGGAGGTTCAGGTGGTGGAGGTGGTGGAGCTAGTCCATGTAATACTGGATTTGCTGGTGGATGTGGTACAGCGTGTCAAGGTAATAATGGTGGAACTGGATCTAGTCCAAGTCCAGGTGGAGTTTCAACAGACGTTAGAGCTTCAGGTGGAGGTGGTGGAGCTGGTGCCGTAGGTGCTAATGCTGTCACAGGAGCTTTTCCAGGAAGTGGTGCTGGTGGTGCTGGTGGAGCAGGTTTAGATATAAGTCCTGATTATGGAAATATAGGACCAACATGTTCAGTTTTTGCTGGAGGTGGTGGAGGCGGAACAAGAATTTCAGGAGCCCCTGCAGGTGCAGGTGGAACTGGTGGAGGTGGTGTTGGTAAATCACCAAATACTAGTGCAGGTACAGGTGGGACTAACACTGGCGGTGGTGGTGGCGGAGGTGATGGTTGTGGTAATCCAGGTGCAGCTGGTGGTCCAGGAAGAGTTATTGTTAAAGAATTAGATAAAGCAAGTGGTGTGTGGTCAATGCAAAGTCAATTTCAAGCCAAGCAACAAGGAACATGGCCACAGTTTTTACTTAGTATAGATTATTTAGTAGTTGCTGGTGGAGGTTCTGGAGGTTCTCAAGCCTCTGGAGGTGCTGGGGCAGGAGGCTATAGAGCCTCTGGTTATGGGCCTTCTCCTTTACAAGGAGCTGCAGCAAAATTAACACCAGGATCTTATTCAATTACAGTGGGAGCAGGTGGTGCAGGTGTAGGTGGGCCAGCACATCCAGTTTCTCCAGCTGAACAACCAGGTAATCAAGGAACAGATTCTGTATTTGATACAATTACTTCTACAGGAGGTGGTGCAGGAGTGCACCAAGTAACTAATATGCCTAATGGTAGAGGAGGTTCAGGTGGAGGGGGTAGTTGTAATCCTACTTCATATCCTGAAATTGATGCAAATGGAAACATACCTCCTACAGATCCACCACAAGGTAATCCAGGGGGAAGAGGTGGAAGCACACCTGATGGTTATAATTTAGGTGGAGGTGGTGGAGGAGCCACAGCAAAAGGCACTAATCAACCTGGACTTAATGGTGGACCTGGAGGTGCAGGAGCACCAAATACAATAACAGGCTCAGATGTAACATATGCTGGAGGTGGTGGAGGAGCATTCGATGCTAGAAGGCCAGGAAGTTCTGCTGGATCAGGAGGAGCTGGTGGAGGTACTGCTGGAGTTGGTTCAGGAAATTCTTCTAACGCTTCTGCTAATACAGGTGGTGGTTCAGGTGGAGGAAATTATGGACCAGGTGGTACAGGTGGTTCTGGAAATGGTGGTTCGGGTATTGTGGTTGTTAGAGGACCAAGTGCAATTACTTTTGCAGTGGCACCTTGTACAAATTCAACATCAACACACCCTGGTGGAGATAAGATAGCTACATTCACAGTTTCTGGAACATTGACTATTTCTTAATACATGTTATAAAAAGTTCATAAAGATATATGAACCTTACAAACTATTATTGGTATTTTCAATCAGCCATACCTTCTCGTATATGTGATGACATTGTAAAATATGGTCAACAACTTCAAGATCAAATGGCAGTTACTGGTGGTTATGGTGACAGAAAATTAAATAAAAAAGAAATAAAAGATTTAAAAACAAAAAGAGATTCTAATATTGTTTGGATGAATGATAGATGGATATACAAAGAAATACAACCTTATGTACATCAAGCAAATGCAAATGCAGGTTGGAATTTTGAATGGGATTTTTCTGAGTCTTGTCAATTTACAAAATATAAAAAAGGTCAATACTATGATTGGCATTGTGATAGTTGGGATAGACCCTATATAAGACAACAACCTAATGATCCATCACACGGTAAGATTAGAAAATTATCAGTAACAGTAACTTTATCAGATCCAAAAGATTATAAAGGTGGTGAGCTAGAATTTGATTTTAGAAATCTAGATCCTGATAAAAAAAGAAAGCCTGTAAAATGCAAAGAGATATTACCTAAAGGATCTTTAGTTGTATTTCCTTCGTTTGTGTGGCATAGAGTGTGTCCAGTTAAAAGTGGAGAACGTAACAGTTTGGTGATCTGGAATTTAGGATGGCCATTTAAATAAAGGAGAATATGAAAAAGAAAAAAACAAAAGCTAAAAAACAAAAAGTAAAAAAAGAAAACGTATTATCATTTCCAAAACAATTACAATTAGAACAATATTTTGCATCACCTATATGGTGGGCTGATGAACCTAGTTTTGTTGATAAATTAAACAAAGCATCAGATCCATATATTGAAGCATCTAAGAAAAATTTAAAACCAACTATTGATGAACGTAATAAAAAGTTTGGTAACAAAGGTGATATGGGTCACGTGTTTCATTCTACATCTTTAATTGGTGATCCTAATTTTGCAGAGTTACAAAATTACGTAGGTGCAACTGCACATAACTTATTAAATCAAATGGGTTTTAATTTAACAAACTATCAAGTGTTTATTACAGAATTATGGGTGCAAGAATTTGCACAAAAAGGTGGAGGTTATCATACTTTACATACACATTGGAATGGTCACATATCTGGTTTTTATTTTTTAAAAGCAAGTGAAAGAACATCTATGCCATTATTTGAAGATCCAAGAGCAGGTAATATGATGAATCTTTTACCAGAAAAAGATAAAACAAAAGTAACTTATGCATCTACACAAATTAATTATCAAGTAAATCCTGGTCGTATGATATTTTTTCCATCATACATGCCACATCAATATGTAACAGATATGGGTTATGAACCATTTAGATTTATACATTGGAATTGTCAGGCAATACCAAAATCAGTTTTACAATACAGAGGAGAAAACGATGTCATTCAAAAAAAATAAATATAGTGTTTTAAAAGGAGCTATTTCAAAAGAGTTAGCAGACTTTGTATATAAATATTTTCAAAACAAAAGAAACGTTGCAAGAGTATTATTCGATTCAAGATACGTTTCACCTTTTACAGAATACTGGGGTGTGTGGAATGATGAGCAAGTTCCAAATACTTATTCACACTATGGTGACATTGCAATGGAAACTTTATTACAAGAAGTAAAACCTGTTATGGAAAAACATACAGGACTAAAATTATCAGAGACATATTCTTATGCAAGAATATACAAAAATGGAGATGTTCTAGCTAGGCACAAAGATAGATATTCTTGTGAGATATCTACTACATTAAACTTAGGTGGTGACTCATGGCCTATCTATCTTGATCCGACAGGTAAAAAAGGTCAAGCAGGTATCAAAGTAGATTTAAAACCAGGTGATATGTTAATCTATTCTGGATGTGATTTAGAACATTGGCGAGACGAGTTTAAAGGTAAAGATTGTGGACAAGTATTCTTACATTATAACAAAGCAGGATCTAAAATGGCAAAAGAAAACGCATTAGATAAAAGACCTTTACTAGGTTTACCAGCTTGGTTTAAAGGATCTAAGTTGACTAATTCTAAAAAATAGTCTATAAAAAAGACTGGTACGGGGGCACCACCACACCACACCCCCGTGCTTTTATTCTGTTAAATAAGTAATAAATTTGCTATAAATGGATTTATTATGCTACAAAAGATAGGTTTTCAGCCAGGTATTAACAAACAAATCACACCCACGGGAGCAGAAGGACAGTGGATTGATTGTGATAATGTTAGATTTAGATATGGCACACCTGAAAAAATAGGTGGTTGGAAGCAATTAGGAGAAAGTAATTTAACAGGCGCAGGGCGTGGACTTCATCATTATGTAAATAGTTTAGGTCGAAAATACGCCATCATTGGTACAAACAGAATTTTATATGCATATTCAGGTGGTGTATATTATGACATACATCCCATCAAATCTACAAACACGCTTTCAAATGCATTTAGCACGACCAACGGATCAGCTGTTGTTACTATAACATTTAGTGGTGATCACGGTATCAACGAATCTGATATTGTATTATTAGATAATTTTTCAACAATTACAAATTCTAATTTTGGTGCGTCTGATTTTAATAATAAAAAATTTATGGTAACATCTGTGCCATCTGCAACAACAATTACTATTACTATGCCATCAAATGAAACAGGATCTGGTGCAACTACATCAGGTGGTATCAGAGCACAACATTATTATACTGTAGGTCCAGCTGTGCAAGCGAAAGGTTTTGGTTGGTCTTTAGGGACTTGGGGTGGTGAAGAAGTAGGAGCATTTACCACAACTTTATCTGGCGCAATAAATAGTTCTCAAACAACAGGTATAATTTTAGCTGATCCATCACAGTTTCCAAGCGCAGGTACAAATTTTGTTTTAATAGGAACAGAGGAAATATCTTATACTGGTATTAGTGCATCTAATGAATTAACAGGTGTAACGAGAGATGTTAGAGGCACATCGCCTGATTCACATGGTGCTGGAGATACGGTGACTAGCACAGCTAATTATGTTGCATGGGGTGAAGCTGCATCAGGTGACTTAGTTTTAGAACCAGGTATGTGGTCTTTAGATAATTTTGGTGATAAAGCAATTTGTTTAATTCATGACGGGGCTGTATTTGAATGGGATTCAAGTTTATCAAATGCAACGGAAACAAGAGCAACAATTATATCTGGTGCACCAACAGCGTCACGTCATATGTTAGTATCTACGCCTGATAGACACTTAGTATTTTTTGGAACAGAAACAACTATTGGGGACACATCTACTCAAGATGATATGTTTGTAAGATTTTCAGATCAAGAGGATATAAACACATATACACCAACAGCAACCAATACAGCTGGTACACAAAGACTGGCCGACGGATCACAGATCAGAGGAGCAATCAGAGGTAGAGATGCAATCTATGTTTGGACTGATACAGCATTATTTACACAACGTTTTGTTGGTCAACCATTTACATTTGCGTTTGCACAAGTTGGAACCAACTGTGGATTAGTTGGACAAAATGCTTGTGTTGAAGTTGATGGTTCTGCGTATTGGATGTCAGAGAATGGTTTTTTTAGGTATGCTGGTAAATTAGAATCATTACCTTGTTTAGTAGAAGATCATGTTTATGATGATATAAACTTAGACTCTGGTAATCAGATGGTATCAGCAGGATTAAATAATTTGTTTGGAGAAGTTATGTGGTTCTATCCAACATCTACATCCTCTGTTGTAAATAGAATGGTTTGTTATAATTATTTTGATTCTTCACCACAAAGACCTGTATGGACTGTAGGCACACTAGCTAGAACAATGTGGGAGGACTCTGCTATATTCGGTAGTCCACATGCATTAGAATACGATGCAGCTACAGATACATCATTTGATGTTGTAGGTAATACTGAAGGCAGAACAACATATTATCAACATGAAACAGGAACTGATCAAGTTAAAGGTGGGACTGTAACTGCTATTACTGCTAATATTACATCTGGAGACTTTGATATTACACAAAGAATAGTGGGTAATCAAATGACAGGCATAGCTGATTTTAAAGGAGATGGTGAAAATTTAATGAAAATTAGAAGATTTATACCAGATTTTGTTTCACAAACAGGTAATACTAGGATAACATTGAATTTAAGAAACTTTCCAAATGATACATCCGCGAGCTCGTCTCTTGGACCATTTGATATAAGTTCGTCTACTCAAAAGGTAGACACTAGAGCAAGAGCTAGAGCGATTGCTTTAAAAGTAGAAAACACAGGATCTAGTCAAAGTTGGAAGCTAGGAACTTTTAGATTAGATACGCAACCAGATGGACGTAGATAATGTCGATAGATAAAAAACTAGATTATGTAAATCAAGATGGATTTAAAAATTATATTAAAAATTCTAAATCAGTAACTGTTCCTAAAGAATTTAAATCTAGAAAAGATGCTACACCAACAAAACTAGCATACATTACAAAAGATGAAGCTAAGATGTTGAAGAAAATGAAAAAAGGTACACCACACAAAGGACCAAAGGGTATACCTAGTTATGATGATTACGATGCGGCTACAGGAAGTTTTAGATCTGGTGCTGCAATGAGTGCTGCTGAAACAGGTGGTAAAACTGCAAGAGATAGAGCTGATATGAGAGCAGCTGGTATTGGTCCACAAGAGGCTCAAGATTTAAGGTCTGCAGCTATCGCTGCAGGTGCAGGGCAAAGAGTTAATCCTGGTTTTTTTGATAGTAGAAATGTTATATCTCCAACAGATTTAAGGTTAGCTAAAGCTTTTGCAAAGACTAGTCCATTTGCAAAAACAGCTATGAGAAAAACAAGAGGTGGTGGTCTTTTAGGTTTTTTATCAAGTGGTGGAATACTTGGAAACTTAATTAGAGGGTTAGGACGAAGATTTGGTTTAGGTAAAAAATATAACGAACCAACTTATGATATGCGTCAGTTCAGTGACATAGGTTTATTAACAGATAGAGTTAATCCAGATTATTATCTTGATCAAGATAACGATGATTTGTTATCAATAACTTCTACGCCAAAAACTGTTACGCCTATGCCTATAAATAATGAAGATGGTATAATCTCTTTACTTAATTCTATTGAATTAGCAAATGAGTTAACAGATAATAATGCACCAATACAAACAGAATCTATACTAGGAGATAACCCTAAATTAACATTGAGTCCATAATGGCAAAGATAGTGCAGGTATTAACAAGACCAAGTAGAGAATATGATCTACCCACAGCAGAGGCGCAGGTTAGAGATCTTGATGCCATTGTTGAGAAATTAAATACGACGTTTCAGGAAGAATTAAAGGATGAAGTAGAAGCACAAAACTTCTTTTTAAATTAATGGCAAATAGTTTTATAAATAAAAAAGTAGATTTAACTACAACAGATTTAACAACACTATATACAGTGCCTAGTTTCAAAGCTGCTGTTGTAAAATCATTGTTAGTATCCGAGGACGCTGGATCAGGGAGCACAATAACTATAACTTTAGTAAATGCTAGTGGTACTATATTTAATTTATTTAAGGATAAATCTATAGGATCAAAAGCCACAACAGAACTTTTAACTAATCCTCTTGTGATGGAAGAGAGTGAAGCATTAAAGGTACAAGCTGCTGACGCGAACGAGCTGCACGTCATAGCTTCAATATTAGAAATACAGCCAAGAGAGGTAACAACATAGTGAAAGATATACCAACAATAGAACCAAAAGAAATTATAACAACAATAACTAACCTTAAAACAGGCGAGGAATATAAAGATGATTCTGAGTGGAAAGCTAAAGGAGTGTCAGAATCTGACATAAGAAAAGATGTCAGAGTAATCATGCCAAGCCTTGATTTATTCGGAGAAACCAAATAAGATAGATAAACTATGGCAATTTCAAGATTAGATATGGAAAGACAACTTAGAAAAGATGGCGGAGTTTTAACATTAGAGGATGCTAAAAGAATGGCTCCTCCTGGAGAGTCTTTAGCATATATTAATCCAGAAGAGGCTGCACTTTTAAAGTCATTAGGTGGAGCAGGAGAAGATATAAATGGCACTGGTATTAAATCATATTTTTTTAAAAAAGTTTTTAAAAAAGCTAAACGTGCTGTAAAAAAAATTGTTAAAAGCCCTGTTGGAAGATTAGGATTATTAGCTGCAGCAACTATTCCTTTTGGTGGACCTATGGCTGCAGCAAGCGGTTTATTTGGAAAAGCTAAAGGACTAGGTTCTTTATTAAGTGGACTAGGAAGTAAAGTTTCAGGTATGAGCACACTAGGAAAATTAGGTTTAATTGGAGGTGCTTCAGGTCTTGCTGGATTAATGGCTGCTAGAGGACAAGAGGAAGAAGATGATGACCAAAGTATTTTTGATAGAGGTGAAGGTTTAGATATTGATAGAATAGTTAGACTTGCAAGACAAAATGATCCACAGTTTAGATTCCTACCTGGTGCAGAGTTTACAGGTGCTTATGCTAAGGGTGGTAAAGTAAAACTTACTAGAAAAAGACTAGTAGAAATATTTAATGATAGTGAAATAGAGAGAGAACTTGGACCAGCAAAAGACTTTACAACTGATGAATTAGAAAATATTTTGTTTAAAATGCATGGGGATGAAATATACACACCTTACGCAGAAGGCGGTGAAGTAGATAAAACAACTGCTATGATTATGGATCTTTTAAAAAGAGGAATGGATGATGATTCTATTTCAACTATAACTGGAGCATCACAAGAACAAATAGATTCTATTAAAAAGAATAAACGTGAAGAAAAAGCTGAAGGTGGGATCATGAACCTTGGAGGTATGGAGATGGATCTCAGAGGTGGTGGATTTGTACCACTAGGAGCCAAAGAGAAAGCTGATGATGTGCCAGCAAGACTAAGCAAGAATGAATTTGTAATGACAGCAGATGCGGTCAGAGCAGCAGGTGGAGGAAGTGTTGATAAAGGAGCAGATAAGATGTATAAGCTTATGAAAGGTTTGGAGGCTCAAGTATAATGGCAGTACAAGAAACAAGAACATTACCCGCAAAGTTTATAGAAGATCTTGGTAAAGATTATGCAAAACAGTTAACAGCTACTACAGCTATACCTGTTGATACTTCTAAATTTGCACCGCAAGTAGCGGCACAAGATGCACTACAAACAAGAGCTGCAACATTAGCGGGTCAAGGTGTAGGATCTTTTGCACCTTTTATACAAGCAGCACAACAAAGAGATGTAGCAGCAGGGCAACAAGCAGCGGCTGCACAACAAAGATTAACAGATGCAGGACAAACACTAGGTGATGTAGGAACAACATTAAGTGGCATAGCTGGTTTAACTGGTGCACCAACTGCAGCACAAACAGCAGCTTTCACATCTCCATATCAACAACAAGTTATAGATACAACATTAGCAGAGTTTGATAGACAAAGAGCAATCAACGAACAAAATATTAGAGATCAACAAGCATCTTTAGGTGCGTTAGGCTCAGGTAGAGCAGGTGTACAGTTATCAGAATATCAATCACAGTCAGGAAGAGACAGAGCTGCATTAGAAGCACAATTAAGACAACAAGGTTTTGGACAAGCAATGCAAGCTAGACAACAAGACATTGCAAATAGATTTGGTTTAGGACAAGCACAAACTGGTTTAGCGGGACAACAAGCTGGTCTAGGGCAACAGCAACTAGGTTTAGGACAATTTGAAATGGGTAGAGGACAGTTTCAAACTGGTTTAGCAAGTCAAGTTCCAACATTACAGAGAGCTGATATATCTACACTTGGTCAAGTAGGTGCAGCACAACAAGCTCAAAGACAAGCGGTACTAGATGCACAAAGACAAGCAGCAAAAACAGCAGCCTACGAACCATTAGAGAGATTAGGATTCTTTGGTTCAGGTGTAACAGGATTAATGGGTGGATACCCAGGACAATTCCAATTTGGTCAAACACCTAAAGCAGATCCTTTACAAACTGCATTAGGATTAGGAACAGGAATAGCAGGAATATTCGGAGCATTGAGATAAGATGATGGATCGTATTTTAAAAAGACCTATGTTTAGAATGGGAGGTCGAAGCGATGATGGTATCCTGTCTGTTAGACGTGGATATCAAGAGGGAGATCAGGTTAAAGAACCAAGCTATTTTGATAAATCTGGTTTAGGTATTTTATTAAAAGGTATTGGAGATGAAGCTAGAAAAGCTGGTGCGGGTATATATGATTTAGGAGCGGCTCCAATAAATCTAGCCTCTAGATTTTTTCTAGGAGAAAACCCTGGTCTTTCAGGTGCAAAATTTTTTGGTTTAGGTAAAGAAGAAGGAGTAGATCCAGAAATATCTTATCTTTTAGGTATTCCAACAAAAGCAAAAACAAGTGAAATGTTTGGTGGAATGGGAACTGCTGAAGCATCAGAAACAGATGCAGGCACAGACACAGATAAAAAAACTGATAAAAAAACAACGGTAACAGCTCAAGATGGAGCTACACAAAAACTTTCTGACAATGATCTTAAAACTATGTACGAAGATCTATTGCCATTATTTAAGTCAGAATTATCAGCAGATGATGATGAATTAAAAAGACAAAAATTTTTAGAGCTGGCTAAATTTGGTGCAAATCTTTTAGCACAACCTGGTGGAGATTTAGTTGGTGCTGTAGGTAGATCAGCAGCTCCAAG